TTTTCAGTTAATTTATCTTCAACAAACTTATAGACTCGCTCAAATGCCTGGTCTGCAGTCTCACCATTCCGTCTTGAATCAACAACTCCAAGATCAAGCCTTAGTGATTGAAAGTTACCAAGGTTAAGCGTATATCCTAGTGTAACAGATACCTTTGTGTCTTCGTTTTCCATTTCATACCCTTCGTTAAATGGACTCGCTCCAAATTGGAACAAACTGTCCGTCTTCTGTTCTTCTATATGTAAGTATACCATCGCCCATTCTTCGTGTCAACTCTTGCTTACTAGGCGTAATATCGTTTGTTATTAATTTATCTTTTCTTGGTCTACCAATATGGTATGTAGCAAGTATATCACGGATGGATTTTACTTGCGATTCTGAATAATATGATCTTACTTGAAATCCTCTAGCCCCACCTTTTTGAGATCCTGTTGGAAATGGAATGACTCCTCGTTTCATTAATGATGGCATATATTTTTTATGACGATTAACTAAATCAGCAGTCTCCCTAACGGTGTATGCTCTTTCTCTTTTCTTTTTAAAATCACTAACTAAACAACTTTCAATTTGATCTTTTGTAATGTTATAAACAGACATAATGCCATTAGATTTATTAAGGTGATGAATTCTTACAAGGTCTCCATTTAAAAACCAGACTTTTTTATTCCCTGGAATTACAGGGAGGACATTGTAGCCTTCGCTCTCGATACTTCCCTTTTTAATAGCCATGAACCCTCCGCAGAACTTGTTGGTGGATTAAAAAAATTTCTATTACCGCAAGACATGCAATATGTTTCAAGGTGTCCGATTGTTGTATACTGTCTATCAAGAAACATTCTGCCTTTACATTTTTTACACTTTAGCATTAGTTTGGTATACCAATGATAATTAAGTTAACATTAAGAGAAGCATCTCCAGATGTATTAAACTTAACAAATCCATTAACAGAAGAGGTAGATGGATCATTTAATATTAACGATACGCTTGCACCAGCAGGAGTTTGTCCAACGTTTATTGGGGTAGCAGTAACAATTGGGGGAAACCTAAATTCTCCTGTAAATGAATGTGAAAAAGAAATTTGTTCTCCAGGAGTAACGGACTTGCTACTTGCAACTTTAACAAGTGCTCCAATAACTCTAACCTCTGTAACTTTTCTATTTTGCGGACCGTTATCTGCTGTTTGAATAGTTACATAATCATAAGTTGCTGGAGACACTTCTTTTGATAACTCATTTACTGCCTGGGCCAATTCATAAACATATGCTACATCTAGTGGTTGTCCACGCTCAGGTAAGGGTATTTTTGCCATACTATAATTATACCACTAACGGGCTCTCTAAAGTAAAGATTGCTGCAGATGCAGAATAAGTCTTAGGATAAACAGGCACTTGAACTGCAACTTGAAACGAAGATACTCCAGTTGGAAGAAGTGTTCTAAATGATGTTGAAGGTACAGTTTCAAGGTGAGTCCAGTTGTTATTTAGATTAGTCTTTATATAAACATCATATTCTTTAAAGATAGATATTTGAGTCTCACCAACATCTTCTGAAATTTTAGGGTGTTGCCAAACCATATTAATAACTTTCAAAGGTGCTCCCGTTATTCCAACAGAACATGGTACTTTTGGTATAACGCCATTTAATAAAAAATAGTAGGGGGACCAATGAGATGATCTATTTTTATCTCTTGATACTACTCTATACCTAACAAAATGGCCCAATTTATTTGAACTAAAAGAGGGAAGGTCTTCTTTTAAAACTATAGCCTTTTTTATTTCTTTATCTGGCTCAGTCATTACATAACATCCAAACCAAACCTAAATTCAATGTGGTTTGAACTATTAGCAATTTTTGGAACTGGTTGTGAGTCTACAGTTTTTATAATTGAATATCCAGTTAATCCATAAATTGGATTTTGATTTTGTGTATTCTCTAGTCTCAAGGCATCTAGACAAACATAGAATTTATCTGAAGTAAAAATTTCTTGTGTAACTTGATTCTTTTCTTTTATTGTAACGTATGCTTTAACTACTTTGGCTGTTTTCCAAGTAAAGCCAGAACTTTTATTTAGTTCTTCAAACTTTGCAACAGAAACAAAATACCTTTGATTTTCAAAATCTACCTCTGGGTCAGAATCATTTAAGACTATTTCAAACCTTGCCCACTCACCAACATTATAAGTATCTCCTTCTGCAAACTCTAGAATAATTCTTACGTCATGTGGCTGAACATCTCTTGCAGAGTCTTTGTTTATTACTGAAAAGGCTAATCTTAATTCATCTTTTGGAGATGACTTATCAAAATCCAAAGTTGCTCCAGTTAATACCAGATGAGAAGAAAGAGGATCTCCCAATGTAAACACATCAGTGTCAGTATCTATATCAATATCTGAAAGATCTCCTCTAAGTGCCACAACACTATTTAAAAATCTAGCCCCTTCATATCTTTGCAATCTTTTAGAATTTGGAAGTGAAGTATCTGAAAATGTAGGATTATCCGCATTTGTAATAAATGCTTTTAGAGGTGTCTGAATGTTTCCAGCCAAATCCAACCTACCACCTTCAACTAGAGCAACCGACTCATTATTATAACTCCAGTTTTCATCTTTATTAAAAAGGAATACAGACCTACTATCATTAAAGTTTGCACTTGGGTTTGATCCAGCAGACCAGAGACCAACCTCTGTTATATTATATCTTTCTAGTGTTGGAAGTTCTCCAGTAAAAACAATCTTTGACACTCCATCTTCAGTAACATATCCTCTTGAAGTTACTGGTATGCGGAACATTTCAAAATCTAATGATTCTTTTGCTTTCATGGTGTTCATCTCAGCCTCTGAAAATATGTACGAAGATGAGACTGGCTTGGCTCCACACCCAATAGCAATGTATGAAGCATAGGCTGGTGCCTGCCCCACAAGGTATTTTGCCAAAATTGACTGACCTATGTTTGTTATCATTTTTTATCCTCCTGTAGGAATTGTATCATCAAAATATCCTCCTTGATTTATTATTTCTATCTCTACTTGTTCTTCATCTTCTAGATTAATAAGATCAATTAAAATATTTCCAGACGCTTGCTCAAGATAAACTATTGCCCCATTGGTTCCATTACCATATTTAGGAATCTTATCTTCAAGTTTTATTGAAAAGTTTTTAAATAAAACATCTGAGGTACCACCAAGTTTAATTATATTATTAGAGTTATATTCAAGCATTATGTTTTTTAAGTTTTTAACAATGCTATACATAATATTTTGTCCATTTATAGCATCTGCCCTGGAAATATTAATTAACTCTTGTCCACCAATATCTTGAAATATTATTTCAGTCATTACGTCATAAGAAAGGGGTTCATTTAATTGATCAACTGCATTAGGAACAGCAACTTTGGTCGAATTACTCTGAGTGCTTCTTCCAAAGTCGTTAGTCCAAGTTATTGTTGCTTGATCTGCCGTTGCATCTATAGCCATTACAATACCTCACTTAAAAATATAGACATTTCTGGACCATCTTTTGATTTTGAATAATCTATGTTATATACCACAAACCTAGAACCAGTAGATCCAGCCCTATTAATTTCTTTGTCAGTGTAGTCTATTTCTACAATGTCCCCCAACTGAATCATAGGGTTTGCAAATATCTTTAAGCCTATTGATTTTCTTGGCTTTGTTATTTTTTTTACTAACCAGGACATTAAGTTTTCAGCAGCATCTGCTGATTGTACGTATGGGACATCTAAAGAAAAATCTTTTTTGCCGTAAAGCATTCTACTTGCTTTTATATCTTCATAGTTTTTTGTAATTTTATTAACAGCAGTCACGAGACCTGTTGAATCAAATTGTGGGTCTGAAAGGTTGCTGTTTTTTGAAAAGTAATCATCAACACTGAAATTATTTGTAGATTGGCTAGTAAAGGCTATTCCTTGTATCCTTAGATAACTTTGGCTATTTGAATCTAAACTTAATGTTGTGTCCGTTGTATTAAAAATTAAAAATTCTGCTCCGTATGATCTTGCTCTAAATCCAGATACAGCATATGATTTTAATTTATTAAATGTTGGAGATAACTCTGCATATAATGCTGGGTATGCCAAATTATATCTAAAATTAAAAGATGCTGCCTCACGCATAATTGTACCAAATTCATCAAAGTAGATACTAAATTTTGGTGGCTGAGAAGAACTTATGCCAGTCAAGTAAGCAGCCTGAACAGATCCACTCATTGAATATTTTCTAAAAGAATCTTGTGCGCTGATACCCGAATTAGCAAATACGCTTGATACTGGTGTGTCTAGTTGAAATGAAGTATTTTGAGAATAGTTGTTTGCTAAAGCATAAACATTTTCAAACATAACTCTAGAAGACCCTCTAACAAAAAGTGCAAGATTGTTATATACTTTTAATGGAGCATCGTCAAAAACTGTGGCAATTAGGTTGTCATTTAAATATAAGAAAAATTTTCTTTTTGATCCGATATCTTGATACTCTACAGAAAGATCATAGACAGTTGGGTTTTGTTCTGCTGCTAATCTGTACTGCCCCACAAATTGTCCGCCATCTACAATTATATTAGCCAGACCCTCATAAAGTGTAATAGGTATTGCAGGACCTGTCAAATTTGAAGTTTCTGCTTCTAGTTTATAAAATAACACATCATGTACATTTTGTCTTGCAGAATCATTTATTTTGGTTGCATCTAAAGCAATTATTTCAAAATAGTACCCAGCATTTGTTTTTGGATCAACCATTATTGCTATTCCTCCGCCACCACCAGCAATTGTAATTTTTTCATCAGCAGTCTTTCCTTGAACAGTGTAAAGTTCTGAAGGTCCTACGGGAGTCTGCCCATTCTTTTCGTTATCTTCAATTCTTCCAATAACCCTAAGCCTTGTTCCAAAATGTTTAAAGTTATTTGAAAGAGGTTTGTAAACATAAGACAAAAAGTTTGCAGGAGTATCTGTTGTTTTAAAGCCTCCACCATTCATAACAAGTGCAGAAGATTGAGTCGTACCACTTTTAGTTGATGTCATTTTATTTATAGTAGACTCTGGTATATATGTTGATGAAAAATAATTTTTAATAATTCCATTTCTGGTTGTTTTTAAAGCAAAAGTATTATTAACTCCAGCAGCAACATTCTTTGTTGTTGGTGGAATTGTCTGATCAAATTTAAAAAGATACTTAGCGTCCATCTCAACGCCACGTACGTTGTCGTTATTTGACCAGTGTTCGTTTAAACCAGCATTATGTTCTGAAATAAGAGTTCCAAACTGTGCTCTTCCGTGCTTAGCAACCTCTCCATTTTTTAATTTAGATAAACCGTTTATCTCTTCATAATTTGGCTCAGAATAAATTCTTAAAAGACCAGTCGGATATATCTTTCCATTAAATGGTAAAGAAGCAAAATATGTATCGTACTCACCCTTAGAGGTTATCCATACATCACCAGTTCCAGAAATATTATATTGAACTGCATCAAATTTTATAATCTCTCCATTAGCATAAAAATAACCTTTATATCTTCCCAAATAATAGACGCCTTCTCCAAGATCAATAGTGTTGTTAATTACTTTTCCACTAGATACAGTTGGAGCAACTGCCGATAAATAAGAGTTTAATGGGATTGCACTTAGGTCGTAGGTAGAGTTGTTTTGTACTTCTTGATTTATTGACTTTATGCTTTCTTCCCCAGAAACTTCCCACAGAAGAACTGGCTTATATATATATATTCTTTCTTGTTCAAGCATCTGGGTTGCTTTGATAGTTCCAACGGTTCTTTCTATATGCCTTGTTGTATAAGATATTTGTCCAGCATTATAAACTTCACTATCTTGGCTAGTCAACTCTATAATATTTGAAAGTTTTGTTTTTGTATCTTTATTTTTAACTACTCCTACTTGTTCAGAGTCTGAAGATCCGTACAAAGTTAAGTCTGTGGGTCTTTGTGCTGCAGTTGGCATAATAAAATCTTTACTCATCATTACAAAATTATTGTATTCGTCAAAAAACATTGCTGTTTGTGTTGAAATTGCTAGGTCTTGTAATATTTGTGCAACGCTTTTATCTGGTGGAATAAAAAAATATGGAATAACCATCTCAGATTCTCCTACTACTCTTTTAAATACATAATTAGAAAATCCAATAGAGTCTAAAAGCAAAGATACAGCAGCACTAACAGATGTATTTGTTGATAATATTTCTGGAGCAGTTTGAGATTCAAAATAAAAATATAAATCTCTAAGTGCTAAAGATACTGCTTTTGATTGATTATCAACTTTTGGAAATCCATCAGAGTACATAGTT